TTTTACTTCTTGCTAAATAATGACAATAAGTTTACCAAGTCGGATTCACATTAGAAATTCGCCAGAGCGATCCTCAAAGTCCCTTTTTAGGGATGGGTTTGGCTGAGCCCACATAAATGTCAAAAATTCCTTTGGTTTGGGTGAACCTTAGGAGTTCTAATTTCACCTGCTACTAATACTACTAAAACAGCGTCTGGAGACCACCTTACTCCAGATACTGCTTCTGAGTCACAGAATGTTGTGACTAAGGTGGAAAACCTCGTCTTCAGGGATCAAATCCCTGGGGACACAGTAGAATACGAACCCATTACGGATGATACTTTCTGGGACGGTCATGATGATGACTGTCATTTGCAAGAATTCTTGTCTCGACCGGTTCGAATTTATACTGGTACTTGGGACGAAGCAGGCATTCAAAATGTCTTCATTGCTCCCTGGGATCTTTACTTCAATGATCCTCGTATTAAGAAGAAGCTCGACAATTATGGTCTTATTAGGTGCGATTTGAAAATCAAAATAATGATTAACGCCTCGCCTTTCTTTTATGGCCACATGCTCGCCTCCTATAAACCTTTGGTCCCTTTTGGAGGTGGCATTATTGACGAGTTTTCTGGTTCACGACTCATCCCAATGTCGCAACGCCCTCACCTGTGGATTTATCCGCAGGAGAATCAGGGTGGAGAAATGACTCTCCCTTTCTTTTACCACAAGAATTGGTTGCGTATTGGCACGCGTCAAGATTTTCTTGATATGGGTGCTCTCAATTTTTCTTCGGTAATACCTCTCCGAAACTCTAATGGAGTGACCGCCGAGTCTATTGAGTACCAAGTTTACGCTTGGGCCTCTAATGTCTCGATGGCTGCTCCTACTACTGGATTGGCTCTTCAGGCTGGTGATGTTCCAGCAAAGAAGAAAGCCGATTCTAAGATTAGAAAGGACGGACGGGTCTCCCGTAGTCAAGGTGCCGGCGATGTTACTTACAAAGCCAGAACCGAACATACCCCTGCCATGGGAGTTGCTTCCGGATCCGGAAGCTCCGATGAATATGGTAAGGGTCCCATCTCCATAGTTGCGAGCGCAATCTCAGCGGCTACCGGAGCTCTTTCGGATACACCGGTAATCGGACCATACATGACTGCTACAAGTTTTGTGGCTAAGACTGCAGCTGACGTTGCTTCTTATTTTGGTTGGTCTAACCCTCCGGTGTTATCCAATGTTTCTCCATTTAAGGATTTGCCGTTTCACGGAATGGCTTGCCCAGAGCTCTCGACTCCCGTTGAGAAACTTACTCTGGATCCTAAAAATGAGCTGTGTGTAGATTCACGCACAGTTGGACTTGATGGTGTTGATGAGCTAAGCATGGAATCAATCGTCACTCGAGAATCTCATCTCGAGTATTTCGTTTGGGTTAGCACTGACGCTCCTGAAAGTCTTCTCTACAGTATTGCAATTTCACCCCAGAATGTGAAACTAGACCTAGGCGCTATTCACTCTACACCTATGGCACATGTTGCCCAGTTGTTTGAGTTTTGGCGTGGGGATATTATTCTCCGTTTCCAGGTCATTTGCACACAATATCATCGTGGTCGTTTGTTGATTTCATGGGATCCCATGCGCAATATTGTAGGAGAAACAAATACTGAAACAGTGACATACTCGCGTGTGTATGACATTGCTCAGGATCGCGATTTCGAGATACGAATCCCTTATATCCAGGCTATTGCTTGGTTGAAGACTCGTTTTCGCCAATATACAGTTCAAACCGCGACATCTAACCCGGCTGGAGTCACAACTTATGACCCTAACCGTGATAATGGTGTATTGACTGTACGAGTCCTTACTGGACTCACTGCCCCCGTTCTTCCGTCCACTGTTTCAGTGGCGGTTTCGGTGCGAGGGGCTCCAAACCTGAGTTTTTCGTCTCCTGTTCATTTGAGAAACACTTACTCTCTCTTCTCACTGCAGAGTGCTGATGTGCCCTCTGCGAGTGGTCAAAATATGACCGATCAAGAAGAGAAGGAAGTTCACTGTATGGGGGATCCTCAGGATTATGTCGATAAGGCTTGCTTGGTGTATATGGGTGAGGCTGTTAAAAGCCTTCGCCCACTACTGCGTCGTTACTGTTTCCATCGTAGTGTCCAATTGGACGCCGATACGACGTCGCAGTTTCGTCAAGCGATCTTTAAAATGGGCCGATACCCTATTCCATACGGTAAAGACCCTAACGGCATTAATGATTCCGTCATTGGGAATTTCAATTATACAATTGTCTCTCCCTTTGAATGGATGATGAACTGTTTTGTTGGTATGCGTGGTTCTATGAACTGGCGTATCAATATCAGCTCAAAAGAATACATTGACTCTATGGTTCTCACTAGGAAGAATGGTGAAACTCGAACAAGAGCTAGCTATACCGCACAGTATACTGGTGCTGGAATAGTTCCAAATGCTTCGGCTCGAGATGACGTCGTTCGACTTTTGAACCCAAACTTCGCAGGCGGATGTTTGGTGAATCAAAAGACCCAAACTGGTCTTGAGGCACAATTGCCTATGTATTCCCCCTACCGAATGGTAGCCACTTTTCCAGGTGGCATAACCCTCGGCAACTCATTTGATGGTACGGACAATGATTCTGTGGAACTTCAATTCCGCGTGAATCCGGCGTCCAGTGGTCAGAACTCG